CGCCGTTCAGGTTCTCGCGGTTGTGGTCGAACTGGCACTCGATCATCTGGGTGAGGCCCTGGGCGTTCCAGATCGCGCCGCCCGCGTTCTTCTGGTCCAGCTGGCAGTCGTGGACGCGTGCGCGGCTGCAGTTGGCACCGGAGAAGATGTCGCTTCCGCCGCTGGCGGACTGCAGGGTCAGGTGGTCGATCTCGACGGTCTCGAGCAGCCCGGCCGGCTGCATATTGAACAGCGCCGACGCCGCGTTCGTGATCGTCGTCGAGCCCCACCCGTCGCCGGTGAGCCGCATGCCGGAGACCGGCGTGAGCGCCGAGCTCGTCTTGTACGTCCCGGCCGGCACGTAGATCGTCCCGCCGCCTGATGGCAGCGCCGCGATCGCCGCGGTGAACGCGGCGGTGGAGTCGGCCACCCCGGTCGGGTCGGCGCCATAGGCGTGGGACAGGACGTTGATCCAGCCCTGGGCGCCCGTATAGAAGTCGCGGGCCGAGGTGCCGTGCACCACTGCGGCCGTCCCGGAACTGTGCGCCGGCGCGGGTGACCCGTCGTCGCCGCGGACGCAGTTCGCGAACGTGTAGGGCCCGGTGCCGGTCGGTGCCTGGGTGACGGTCACGACTTCCTGGTTCGCGGTGAAGTACTCAAGCAGCAGGGTGTACGGGTAGTACGGCGGGAACCCGGTCACCGAGGCGACCTGGACGGACGCGACGGTTCCCGGCGAGACCGAGCCGAGGCTGGCCGACAGGGTAGTGAGGACCGCGCCGGAGGAGTAGTGCAGCACCGGGCCTCCTCCGTCAGGGTGTTTACCGGCGGCCGGCGCGGGTTGTGGTCTGCGACGTCGGGTTCCGCTGCTCCAGCTGCAGGACGGCCTTCTGCACGACGGGCTCGAGCATGGTGAGCAGGTGCGCGTCGTTGGCCAGCGCGAACCCGGACGCGAGGTTGAACGGGCCGACGTGGTAGTGGTTCTCGATCGTCACGGTGCCGCCGGAACCGGCTGCGGCGCCGCTGCGGCCGGCCAGGGCGAAGCCGGCGGCGCCGGCGAGCCGCTTCGCCGCGGCGTCGACGAGCGGCCGGCCGGCGTCCATCCCGCTGGCGAGGCCCTGGGCGAACATCAGGCCGTGCCAGTGCGCCACGGTGGACTCCGAGTGGATGCCCAGCTCGCGGCGGATCCGGTCGACCATCGCCTTCGCGATCCGCGCCATCAGCGCCTCGATGGCTTTCTGCTGGTGCTCCAGGCCGGACAGGAATCCCTGCCCGGCGTACTTCCCGCTGTCGTACATCGCGTTCGCGGCCTGCTGCCCGAGCGCGGTCGCGCCGGCGGTGATCTGCGTCTCGGTCTTGTTCAGCTGCCCGATCTCCGACACCGGGCCGTTGAGGAGCGCTTCGGCGATCTGCATGCCGCTGTCCGGGCCGGCCTGGATGATCTGGTTGAGCAGGTTCCGGTTCAGGCCGAGGCGGGACAGCCTGCGGATGTCGGCGTTGAATTTCTGGATCTTCGCCAGGTCGGCCTGCAGCCCGGCTTCCAGGCCCTGGCTGGTGATGACGGAGCCCGAGGGCATGCCGGACACGACGTTCGACAGGCCGGCCCATGAGGTGACCGAGGACGCGGTGGAGGTCGCGTACTTCTCCGCCGTGGCGATGGTCTTCAGGATCGCGGCCCGCCTGGTGGCGTCGGCCTGGAGCCGCAGGTTGTCCCGCTCGATCCAGTTCGTCAGGGTGACCGCGGTCCGGTCGGTGATCAGCCCGGCTGTGAGCGCGTCCTTCACCGCCGTGGCCAGCTTGCCCGCAGCGGACCGCACCTGCGAGGCGGTCCCCTCAAGGCCGACGATGATGCCCTCGCCGACCAGGAGGCCGAGCCGTTCCATGACCTTGGACGGGGAGAAGATGTGCATCACGGAGGAGAACGCGGACGCGATGCCGTGGCCGATGCCGGTGATGGTGCTCCACAGGCCGCCCAGAGCGGACTTTATGCCGCCGATCAGGCCCCTGACCAGGGCATTTCCGGCCTGGATCAGGATCGTGCCGAACCCGGACGCGATGTTCTCGATGATGTGCACGATTCCGTGCCAGATCGCGGATGTCGCGTTTGACAGCTCCCGGCCTGCTTGTGACCATTTGCCCTGGATTATGTCGAGAACGGCACCCACTATATCCAGTATAACACGAATTGTGGTGCTTATGACCGTTGCGACCAGATTCCACGCCATTTTCGTGACGCCCCAGACCACATCCCACGCGGCCTTGACCACCCCCACGACCAGGGCAGCCGCGACCCGGACGACGGTCTTGATGATGTCCCAGTCGGCCTGGATGGCGACGGCGACGAAATCCCAGACCGCCTTCGCTATCTTCATGATCTCGGCGCCGTGCGCCTTCCAGAACGCGGCGAAAACGGCGAGCTGCGCCTTGATCCAGGCCAGCGGCCCGGTGACGAACCAGTGCACGACGTCGCCCGCGAGCCGGACCGCGTCACGCCAGACGCCGGCGAAGAAATGCGCGACGTCGGCGACGATCCGGCGGACGAGGGCGCAGTGCTTGTACAGCTCGTACAGGCCCGCGATCAGGGCGATGACCGCGAGGACGACGAGCATGACCGGGTTGGCGTCCATGGCCACGCTGAGTGCCGCCGTCGCGGTGGCCGCCACTCCCATGGCCACGGCCAGGGACAGGATGAGCCCGGCGAGGATCCGGAGGACCGGGTTGGCCTGGATGTACGCGAACAGCCGGGCCAGCACGGACAGAACCTTCGTCACGGCGGGCAGCAGGATCTGGCCGAAGGAGATCGCGAGGTTCTGGATCCCGGCGAGGGCCTCGTGCCACTGCTGCGCCACGGTGGCCTGGGTCTTCTCCCAGGACTTGCCGTAGTCGCCGACGGCCCGGCCGATGTCCTCGTACTTCGCCCGCAGGTTCGGCAGGTTGGACATCAGCGAGAGCATCGCCTTGTCCGACCGGCCGCCGCCGAAGATCTTCGCCATAACCTCGTCGGCCTGGGAGGCGGACAGCCCGGCCTTGCGGAACGCGTCCTGGATCTGGGTGAGCGCCACGTAGATGCCGTCAGGCCGCCGCAGGTCCGCGGCGATCTTGTTCGTCGTCAGCCCGGCGGAGAGCATGACTTCCTGCAGGGTCTTGTTCCGCAGGGTCAGCGTCCCGGTGGTCAGGCCGAGCGCCGACAGGTAGGTGTTCGCCGCCTTGCTGCCCGAGGTGACCATGGACAGGCCCATGGTCAGCCGGGTCGACGCGACCTCGGCCGAGTTGCCCCGGTCGGTGAGGTACGCGATCGCGGCGCCCATCGACTGGATGGAGATGCCCATCGCGGCGCCGGTCGGCGTCCAGTTCTTGATCGACTCGACGAAGTCCTGGAACCGCATGTCGCCCTGGCCGACGATGGCGTTGAGCAGCGCCGACGTCTTCGCCACCCCGCCGGCGGACACGTCGTAGGCCTTCATCACCGACGACAGGGCGTAGGTGGTGTCCTCGAGGTTCGCGCCGTGGATGCGGGCCAGCTCCGCGGAGTAGGCAACGACACGGAGGGCCGCGGCGTAGGACAGCCCGGCCGAGATCGGGTGGTACATCGCCTCGGCCATCTGCGTGCCCGAGTAGCCGGCCCGGTCCCCGAGCTGCAGCAGATCCTGCGAGACCTTCTGCGCCCTGACGCCGACGAGGCCCGCAGCGGTGTACAGGCGCGTGACCTCCGCCTGGAACTTCGCGGCTTCGACGACGCTGTACGCCATCCCGGCGGCGATCGCGAGGAACGCGGTCTTCCCGTGGGTGCCGAGCAGCCCGGTGGAAGCGTCAGCCTTCCCGGTCGCGGCCGCGGCCGCGTCAGCCGAGCCGACCTGGGCGTCCAGGGACGCCGACAGGGCATCAACGGAGCCGATGGCCCGGTCCTGGGATGCGGCCAGCTCGTTCGTGGCCACGGTCTGGTCATCGATCGCGGTCAGGAGCTGTCCGATGGCGTCGGCAAGCCCGGTGTCCGCCTCAGCGGTGCTGGCCGTGACCCCGGACAGCCGCGCCGCTGAGTCCGCGACGTCGTTGATCGCCGCGGCGACCCGGTCCAGGCCGCCGAGCATCTCGTCGAGCCCGGCCAGGAAGCTTTCCGCCGAAAGCGTAAATTCCTGATTCACCGGCGGCAGGAGAGGCGTTGCCCTCACCCCCGCCGCTGGGCTCAGGCTTCGAGTGCGGCCAGGAACGCCTTACCGGTGACCTTGCCGAACGTCCCGGACTCAATCAGCTTCACCGCAGACGGCCGCATGAACGGCCGGGCCGGGATCGTGACCGACTTGCCGAAGAACCCCGCCGCCGGGTTGCCGAGCACCGGGAAGTTCTTAGCGGTGATGTCCGGGTACCCGAATTCCTGGACGGTGCCGTAGAACAGGGTCGGCCCCCAGGCCGTCATCGCCCGGCCGGGTCCCGTCAGCACGGCCGGGGTGCGCTGCACGGACCTGGCCAGGTCACCGGAGATCTTCGCCGGCGGCGACCCTCTCGGCGACGGAGTCGGCGTTCCCAGCGCGTGGGTGCGCAGCTGGAGCGTCATCTTGACCATCGTCTCGCCCGCACGCCCCGCTGCCGTCGCAGCCGCGACCGGTGCCGTGGTCGCGGCCCTGTCGCGGATGACGCGGAGCCGGGCCGCTGCGTCCGCGGCTGCGTTGACGGCCACCGGCCCTCCCGCTCAGCCAGGCGGCCGGTCAGCGTTCTCCTTCGCGATCCGCCGCTTCACCGACAGGAGATCCAGGCAGAACCGCCTCACGTACGGCGGCGTCTCCTCGGCGAGCTGCCTCCAGGACCAGCCCATCCCCTGCATCAGCTCGAAGTCGGTCAGCTCGGCCGGGAGAGGCTCGGATCCGGACCAGGTTCCGTCGTAGACGGATTCGGCGACGGCGAGGAGGTGCTCGAAGTACCAGCCGCCGGGCTCGCGGTCTGCTTCGGTGACATGGCTTTTCCCACCTCATCGACCATCCACGACTTGATCACCGAGGGGAGCTTCGCGACGCTGTCCGCCGTGGCGGGCAGCGGCAGCAGCGGCTGGTCGTCCTCATCGTCGCTGGTGGCGTCGTACACGTGCCACCCGATGACCAGGCCGGCCAGGACACCGTCCATCGCGCCGAGCTTCTGCACGGTCGACGCCGAGGCCACGCCGGCGCCATCTTCGCCCACCAGCGCCTCAGCCTCGGGCGGCATGAGCCGGGGAAGGGGCACGGTCTTCGGGTTGCGGATGATGACCTCTATGTAGTCACCGTCTTCCGCCAGCTCGGGAAACGACTTCTTGATGACCCTGTTCGCGTATCCCGCCATTGTTCTTGTTCCCGCCTGTAGTTACCTGGATGGTGCGGATACCTCAGTACTGGGTGGTGACCCAGTTGGTCAGCGCGACCGATGCTACGCCGCCGTCCGTGGTGTTGCCGATGCCCGAGAACGCCTGCGCGAGCTGCAGGTACGGCGTCGAGACGTCCTTCTCGCCGGTGGTGTAGCCGGAGCTGGTCATGGTGATGGCCAGGATCTGGCCGCCGAGCAGCACCGGCTGGGTGAGGGTGTGAACGGTCGGCGACTGGACGTAGGACTTGAAGAGGCTCAGGTCGGCGTCTGACTCGAAGATCGCCTTGTACGTGCCGTCGATTTCCATCGCCCCGGCGAACAGCTCCCGCGGCGCCTGCGTGCCGTCGGAGGACTGGACGACCTCGAGGGGCCGCTTGAGCGTCAGGTCCGCGGTGAGTCCCCTGGTGGACGCCGCGCCGGCGTTGGTGACGGTCCAGCCCCAGCCGACCTGCGGCTGCACGCCGGACGCCGCGTAGGCGAACGTGGACTGCACCGACGACGGCATGCCGGTGTACTTCGGCGCGAACGTGATGAACGACTTCGGGTCGATCTTGATGCCCAGCTCGGACATGACGCACCCGGCCCAGCCGAGCTGGTCCACGCCGTCGTCAGTCGTCAGGCTGTAGGTGGGCCAGACGGTGAAGAACGACCGGTTCTGCTTGAACGTGTGCAGCGTCGGGCTGAGCACGGTCCCGCCGGCCGCGGTGTGGGCGAACTTCGTCGAGTTGCCGCCCGTGCCGCCGCCGACCACCACGGTCGCGGCCGTCCCGATGGTGGTGACCTTCACGTACTCCAGGTTCGCGCCGGCGGAGTCGGAGATCTGGATGACCGAGCCGGTCGGCACGGTCGCGGTCAGGGTCAGGGAGGTCGCGTTGGCCGCGCTGTTGGACGCCAGGGTGGTGGACACCCCGGCGGTGACCACATCCGGGCCGATCATGGCGCGGAACCAGTGGCCTGCCAGGTCGGAGTAGCCGTTGACGCCGATGGACCAGTCGTCCTGCGCCGGGCCCTGGACGAGGCCCTGGAGGATGACGTCGTTGTTCCGGTACGACTCGTCGCGCAGCGGGATGATCGAGTCGACGTATTTGGTGCCGGTGTTGAACGGGATGGAAACGGTGGGCACCGTGTAGGTGTAGGGGGTGGCTTCCTTGGCGAGGCCGAGTTTGACGAGCCGGGAAAGGATGCCGCTCATGCCGTCTCCCCTGCGGGCTTGGTCCCGGCCGGAGTGCCGGTGCTGTCAGGTGCCGGGCTGGCGCCCGGTGGCTTGCCCGGCGCGGCGATGACCGGGACCGGCTTCGGCGTGCCTGTGCCTGCTGCGGGCGGCGGGTCTTCGCCGCTGCCGGGCGGCGTCCCGGCTGCGGGCTCAGCGGACGGCTCCGGGTAGCCGGTCACCTCACCGCCCGGCCCGTCGACCGGGACGAAGCCGGTGATGACGCCGTGCCCGGCGCGGTCCCAGCCGGGCCACTCGAACTCCCCGCCCGGGCCGACGCTGAGGCCGCGGTCGAACAGGTGCAGGACCTCGCCGGAGATGTTGCGGAACCACACGGCTGACCTCCTGGCGTGGTGGGTGGGAGACTGGCGGGATGATGCGCAGAAAGGCCCGGCCGATCGGCTGGAACGTCTACGTGGAGCGCGGCGACCAGTGGGGTCCCGTCATAGGCTCATCGGCCGAGTTCGCGGGCTTCGTTGCGCGCCGCCTCTGGCGTGACCGGCTGCCATTCGCCAGACGATCGTCAGCGCGGACGCCGGGTGAGGCTGCGAGCGTCGTGAGCGCCGGACTGCGGCGATGACCATGAGCCGCGTCATCTGCCGCGTCCTGGGCCACAGACAGGCCGTCCGGGGCGGCTACGAGGAGCGCTGGTACGGCCCTGGCTGGATACCGGAGCCCTGCTGCGCCCGGTGCGGGCTGCCGCTCGGACCCAGGCCCTTCCTCACCCGTTGAATTCCTTCTCATCGGCGTGATAAGTGATCGTGGCGCGCAGTTCGCCGTCCGCTGGGATCGTGACCTCCGGGTCCTCGTACTCCACGAGCCCGCTCGCCTGGCCGGGGACCTCGCCGACGGACAGGAACCGGCCGCCGTGGGACTTGTCGCCCAGCGGGCCGCGGATCCGCTGGAGCAGGAGCCCGATCGCGGCGCTGAACGCCCGCTGCTCGTTCTCCGCTATCGGCGGGTTCGGCGTCTTCACCGGCCAGGTGAGCTTCAGCACGATCGTGTACTGGTCGCGGTACCGCTGGGCGTTCACGTGGTCGTCGGAGGTGACCCGGCGGGTGACGTAGACGCCGCGTTTCTTCTGCCCGAGCCGGCTGCCCGGCCAGAACGCCTGCACCACATCCCACGGGCCGCCGGCGGACTGGCTCAGCGGCGGGCCGCCGTCGCCGGTCGTGTTCAGCCACGCCGCCTCGCGGTCCTCGACGTCGGCGGTGATGTCGGGCTGCGGGTACCAGGGAGCGGGCACTGGTCACCGCCTCCGCTGCCTGCGCGGCTTCCACCCGGCCGGCACGCCCTTGAGCTGCGACTTGTACGGCTTCGGCTTCCCGCCCGGCCGCACCGTGCGCGCGTTCCGCCCGGACGGCACATGCAGCAGCGAGTGGTAAGCCCTCGCCGTGCCCGGCCGGGGCGGCTTCCACGGCCGCGCCAGGGTCCGCCTGTGCCGGAGCGCCTTCTTGGCGTGCGCCTTGTAATGCGCGACCGTGCGGGCCTTGTGGGCCTTGAACGTCCGGGCGCTCCTGGCCCGGTGCGCCCGGAACACCCGCTCAGTCCTTAACCCAGTTGCTCAATATCAGCAGCGCGTCGGTGTGCAGCTGCTCCGGGTCGTGCTGGGTGGTGCCCGGCTGGAGCTCGCGGACGATGTCGTACGCCGCCATGAACTTGCACGCCCGCACCAGGCTCGCAGGGGTCGCCAGGACGTACCCGCCGGAGTAGGTGACCTGGATGCGGGAGCCGACGGGCAGGAACGTCCCCAGCATGAACCACACGTGGCCGGTATCGTTCTCGGGCCCGTTCAGCAGCGCAGCCGCCGGGACGGCCTGTGTGCCGCCGAAGGAGCGGATGATCTCGATCGACACGCCGGAGTACTGCCACATGTCGGGGTACTTGCTGGCCTTCTCATCAAGCCAGCAGTGGCGGACCAGATCCTGGCCGCCGATTGACTGGGCGTAGGACATGCCGAGCTGGGAGGTGATCGACATGGGCACGTTGGCCGCGCCGCCGTACTCGTCGGCGTCGATCCCGTCAGCCCGGTGGGTTTCCGTGACCGTGAACGGCGCGAGCCGGCGATCCACCTCGTCCTCGCACTGCCGGGTGGCCTCGAGCAGCACGTCGTTGACGTACGGCTGCGTGCAGGCGCTGGCGAGGTCAGCGAACGGCCCGCTGGTGAACTGGGTGTAGCTGCAAAGGGGCGTTCCGTTGTCCGGCATCGCCCCCCCTTAAATGGTCAGGGCGCAGCTTCTCGCAACCGCTTCCTGCGCTCGCGCACGTAGCGACGCGCGCATTCCCGGCATCGGCGCGACCCATCGCGTGCACCCGGGCGTCGCCTGTGTCGATTCGAACGACTGCGCCACGCTCGCGTGTGGTCAGCGAGCGAGCGCCACGGCATCCCGTATCCGGCTGGCCGATCCAGTCCGCGTGGTCAGCGCGGCCGTAAGCCAGCACTCATGGGCGACTCCTCGCGCCGGAGCCTACGCCCCGTCGCCCTTCGGCGCGTCCTGGCCGTCACCATCCGCGCCGGGATCGTCCCTGGCGGTTTCAGCGTCGGCCTCAGCCTGAACTCTGGCCGCCTCGGCCGCGGCATCGGCGTCTGCCTTGGCCTTCGCCGCCGCGGCGGACTTCAGCGCCGCGCGGGTCGCCGCCGCCTCGGAGTACCCGCCTCCCCTGATGCCCAGCAGCTCCGCCCCGAGGTCATCAGGCACTTCGATGACGTCGCCGTCTTTCTCCCACGTGTACGGCACCCGGCCGTGCATGATCGTGGTGCCGCCTGAGTCCTTCGCGAGCAGCATGAGAGCCGCCTTCCCTGGTGACGCCCTGGGCCGGACTGGGTCGCCGGTCCCGGCCGGCGGGAACCGGAGCCGGGACCGGCGAGCTTGCTTACAGCGACGGATTCATGCGTGCGCCCCGGCCAACAAATCGGCTGGTCCGCACGGCAAACACCGTGTCACCTATGATTGCGTAAGGAAGTGTGTCCGGGCTTGCGGTGGTTGGATACACGTCGACCGGGTGTGCCTCCCTCACGTACGGCCTGACCACGTTGTTCCGGTCCCGGCTGATGAGGTAGAACGACTCCTCGCCGGCTGCCAGGGGCAGCAGGCTCGCGTTCGTCCCGAAGTACACGGTCGGCAGGGTCGCCGGGACGGTCGGGCCGGTCGAGTTCTGCGGCACCAGCGCGGTGCCGGTGTCGACGATCTGGTTGGTCAGGACGGGCGTGACGCCGTCGGCGGCCAGGCCCACGGTCGCGTCGACGTAGCCGAGGAACGTCTCCGACCCCGGCGGCCCGCCCGCCGCGGTCCGGTACACCTTGTACGACTGCGGCGACAGGCCGTCCAGGCCGGTGGGCGGGGTGAACGACAGGGTGATGGTGTTCGTGGAGGTGCCGCCGCCGGTGGCCTGGGACACCTCGGCCGACGGGAGCGTCTCGCCCTGCCGCGCGATCACCGGGGCGAGGACGTACTTGTAGGTGGTGGACAGCGGGATCGTCCCGCCGATGGTCGCGGTGGCCGCGGTGACGGTGCCCATCGAGTAGCCGTACGGGCTCAGGAACGACGTCGGCACCAGCGGGACGTTCTTGTAGCTGGACACCAGGAGTCCGGGGGCGATCTCGACCTGGGTGAACCGCTGCTGGTTCGTCAGCAGCTGCTCGATCTTCGCGATCGCCGTGGTCGACATGATGAACTGCCAGCTCGAGTCCCGCACCGGCTGGGAGGAGTTCCGGGAGACGGTGTTGATCACCTGGTCGAGCATCGCCAGCGACAGCGAGTTCCCGCCGAAGTCGATCGAGTTCTTGTAGCCGGTGGTGAAGTCGGACACGAGGATGTCGAGGCCGTCGAACTGCGGCTGCGCCTGGTTCGCGGTCGCCAGTGCGCAGCCCCACACCATGGCGCACTCGACGTCCCAGTAGTAGCCCTGGATCGCGCCCATGATTTCAGTGGCCCGCAGGTCACCGATGACCATCTGGGTGACTTCCTGGGCGTACCCGGTGACGCCGCCCACGGTCAGGACGTGCTTCATCTGGTACTGGTTCTGCACGTACACCGAGGTGGAGATGGGCCGGGCGCCGCCGTCGGGGACGAAGCCGCCGCTCGCGACAGTCGTGCGCTGGTTGAAGTAGTAGATGTCGCCCTTCCAGGGCTGCGTCGGAACGGACCGGCACAGCGGGGCGAAACGGCGCTGGTACTCGACCAGGATCGGGTCGATGATCTTGGGGATAAGGGCGCTTGCGCCAGCGGCGGTGAGCGCCTCGCGAAGCTCGGACATGGCCGGAGCCCCTTTCTCAACGAGAAGAGCCCCCGCCATCGGGCGAAGGCTCACGGTTGGATTGGCGACCATTGCGGCCATGCGGCACCAGCGCGGCGCTGGCGGTCAGGTAGAGCGGTCAGGCTCGCGAGGCGGGAAGGGCTGCCGCCCGGCGCCGCGCCTCGCGAGAACGGCGCCGGGCGGGAATGGTCAGGCGATCTTGGCGGCCCGCTCGCCGAACACGTGGTTGGCCAGGACCGGGGCGGTGCGGGCGATCAGGTCCTCGTGCGACATCTCGTGCAGCGGCTTGTCGCCCCACGACGCGGGCATCTTCGTCTTCTCGCTGATGACGTCCGCTCCGCTGTTCGCCGCGGCGGCCTGCTCGGCGGTCATGACGATGCCCTTGCGGCCGGGTGCGAGCTGCCCGGACTGGACCATCCGCGCGGTGGCCGCATCGACGCCTTCCTGCACGAGGCGGGTAATCCGCTGCTCGTCGGTCTCCTGCGGGAACTTCGCGGCGATCGCGGCGTCGACCATCCGCTGCACCTTCTCGGCTTCGGTCTCAGTCACGGCTGCGGGAGCCGCTGGCGCGGCCGGGGCAGCCTCAGCCGCCGGTGCAGCGGCCGCGGTCCCGGCCGCAGGTGCCGGGTGCGCTGCGGCGAACGCCGCCAGTGCCCGGTTTGCGGCAGCCTCGATGATCGCGTCGAGCTGCGCCTGGGTGTAGGCGGGAGCGGCCGGGGCGGTGGTCTCGGCCGCGGGGGCGGTGGTCTCCGGCATCGCGGATTCCGTCCTTTCCGTGGTTTCGCCGGCGGCCGGTTCCGGTGCCGGGGTATCGGTTGCCTCGGCCACGCTGGCCGGGCCGTCTGCCGGCGCGGTCTCGCCTGCGCCGCCGTCGTGGTCGGTGTCCTCGGAGCCGGCGCCGTCCACGTCGATGTCGCCGTCCATGTCCGGGTCCAGCGCGGCCAGGGCCTTGCACGCAGCGTCAGCGGCGGCGCGGAGGATCAGGTCAAGGTCGGCCGGGTCCATGCCGTAGCACGACAGGCACAGGTTGATCGGGCCGTTGGACGCGTTCAGCGACCAGGAGCCGGAGGTCTGCGGCGAGCCGTAGTCGCCGTACCACTCCCGCAGCTCGGACTCGGTGACCTGACGCGCGGGCTCGATGACCCAGCCCTCAGCGGCGACCTTGACGCCGAAGGCCTTCAGCGCCTTCATGATCCGGCCCTTGACGCGCTTGAGCTGCGCCGCGGTGTACTTGGCCGCGTTGTCCTTCTGGTTCACATATGACCAGGCGGCCTTGGCCAGGGCCTTGGTGGTCAGGTCATACCTCTGCTTGCCATCGGCCTGATAGCCCGGATCGGCGTAGACCTTGCTCCCGCCGGTCAGGCCGCTGCCCCGCTTCGACAGCGGCAGCGCGGCACTGGACGCCTCGCACAGGCCATTGCGGAGGATGACCGGCGGCTCGGGCGGCAGAGCGCGCAGTGTCTCCCTCAGCGCTTCCCGCGCCTCAGCCGTCATCTGCGGTGCCGCCTCCGTCGCTGTCTCTTCGGTGATCGCGGTCACGCGCGCCTCCTGGACGCTCTCGGTGATGGGCACCCGCTCATCGGTCTCGGTGCGGGTGCCGTCTGCGGTCCAGGCGAACGTGTCGATCTGCGCGTCGGCTACGCCCGGTGACCGGGTGAAGTCCAGCCCGTCGATGATGAGCCCGTCCGCAGTTTCCACGGGCTGGCCATCGGGTCCCTTGACCGTGCGGACGGTGCCCGTCCAGTAGCCGCGGATCGACACGTTCCGCAGGAACGGCGGCTGCCCGTCGGCGGTGCTGGCCAGGTTCGCGATGTCCCATCCGGCCGGGGTGTCAGGGAGGTCCGAGGCGAAGCGGAGCCGCCCGTTCTCGTCCAGGCTCACCGCAGTCAGGGAGCCGCTGATCTCGCGGCTGTCATCGCCTGCCGCGTGGTGGGTGAGCATGACCATCGGCTCGGTGCCGTCCTTGAGGCGCTTCTGCGCCCGGGCGACCGCTCCGACGATGTGCTCCGGGGTGTAGAGCCGCCGGTTTTTCGAGATCCCCGGCGCGAGCCCGACTCCGCCGATGGTCGCGATGGCCTTAGCCACGGCTCCCCCTTCCGCCGGTCACCAGGCGTGCCTTGAGGTCGCGGGCGGCTGCGGCCGATGCGGGCGGGTTGCGGTGCGGCCTGCGGGACTCGTGACCGGCCAGTGCCGAGACGACGGCCTTACGGACGTCGGGGCGGTCGAGCGCTGCGATGAGCATGGCAGCGAACGCGTCCGCCCCGGCTGCCGCCTGGTGCTCGGCCGCCCGCTCCCGCGCGGCCCTGGGAAGGGCCAACGCTCAGCAGTAGCCGATCGTGAAAGCCGGCCCGGAGGTGACGTTGACGACGGTCAGGTTCGTGGCGAACGGCAGGTCGATGGCGATCACGTTGCCGATGGTGCCGCCTCCGGGGACGATCGCCAGGATGATGCCCGACGCGGCAGGGCCGTCGTAGATCGTCGCGTTGTCGGTGCTGGTGCCCGCTGCGGTGACGACGATCTTGATGCACCGGCCTGCGGCGTTCTTGACCGTGGTGGTGCCGGCCGATGCGGCGATGGCGGCGGCGAGGCTGGCGCGGATCGGCCAGCCGAGGTCGTCGTACTCGGTCCAGTTGGCGTTCTTGCTCATGGCGGAATCGCCCCTTCCGGGCTCGGGTGGTTGCGTGATCAGGGCGGCCGTCATGCGGCCTGGGAGGTCGTCAGCGGGCCATCAGCGAGATCTCGGTGCCGGTCACCGACCCGCCCGTGCAGGTCCACGACACGCGGCCCCAGCCGGGCAGCACTATGTAGGAGGTGGTCGGCCCGTGCAGGCCGCAGGACTTCACCGTCGCCCCGGCGGCGACAAGCGCGCCCGTGGTCAGGAACGCGGCGTACAGGTTCCCCAGGTCGTCGTACAGGTCCAGGTTCACCGTCAGCGACGGGCTGGAGACGATCGCGGCGATGGACACCATCAGCGCCAGGTCGGTGACATTCCGCAGGTCGACGGGCGTCTCGAAGTCGGGGTCCCACGGCGGGACGGCCGCCGGCTGCCAGTTCCCGGAGTTCCCCGCGCCCGCGATGGTGGTGCCGAGCCCGGAGGCGGTGAGGGACCAGATGCGGCGGACTGGCGGCCCGTGGCGGTCGGGCATCGCTGCCTCCCTAGGCGAGGAAGGCGGCTAGCGCCTTGAACGGGGCCACGTCATCGGCCGGCACGACCACGCACCGGCAGCCTGGATGGATCGCCGGGACGGGGCAGTCAGAAAGCGAGTACGGGTTGTTTTCCTCGTAGTCGTCACAGATCGGGCAGACCCTGTCGTCGCCGGCTGTGATGAAACTGCATTCGGGCAGGCCCTCTGATGCGTACAGGTCCAGTGATGCCTGGGACATGGCCTGTGCCATCGCCTGCTGCGTGAACGCGGTCACCGCGCGGACGGCCGCCGAGGTCTCCCCGTCAGCCTCGATCGCGGTCGTGACCGCCGTGGCCATCTCGGCGCGCGACGCGCCTTCCTCGAAGAGCCGGGCGAGGAGCCGGCCGACGTCGGCGGCGCATCCGGCGAGCATCCGCTGGATCCACTGCTGCGCCAGGAGCGGCAGGCTGGGGAGGTTGGCCAGTCGGTCGTAGATGGCCTGGTAGGCGGCGTCCCACGAGTACGTCCTGCTGTCTGACTCGGTGACCGTGTGGCCGTGCTTCTCGGCGTTCAGCGCGAGCACGCCGGCTTTGCCCTCGGCCATCGCCGACCGGAGCGCGTCTTCCACGGCGGCTTGCAGGTCGCTGTGCCTGTCGTGGGCGTAGACGCCGGCCAGGAGCGATCCTGCCGCTGTGCCGGTCAGCATCCGGAGGTAGGCCCGCTGCTCCGGGTTCAGCGGGCCGAACGGGCCGACCTCGGCGCGGAGCCGGTCGATGACCGGGCCGGCGTGCTCGTGCGGGGCGACCGTCTCCCACGCCCTGAGCACGGTCGCGGTGTGCGCCTCGGTGAGATCCTGCCGCCGCTGGAAGAACCGCGCCATGGTGCCTTCGAGCGATCCGATAATCAGGGTCGTCTCCAGGACGTGCGGGTCGCCGGCGTGCTCGCGGGCTGTCTCGGCTGCTGCGACCGCGCCGGCGGCGACACGATCCGTCCACGGGCCTCCGCTGAGCGCCCAGCCGGCCGCGTACGCCTCGGCGGCCGCCTGGGTGATGTCACCGGCGAACGGGTAGCTGGTTACGTCCTCGCCGTGGACCGCGCGAAGCTCGGCGAAGCTGACATCCTCAGCCGGCAGGCGCCCTACCGGGTCGTCATCATCCGCGCCGATATACCGCAAAGTGAGATGCGGGCAGTACCCGTGGTCACGGGGGACGTCGATCCCGGCTTCGGCGAGCTTGTCCAGCGCCGCGGCGCGCAGCGTTTCGAGCGCGGCCGAGTCAGCCAGGGCGACGATCACATCGGAGTCGCCGCCGGTGAAGCGGGCGTGCCCTGAGATCGTCCCGGTGAGCGGCCCCGTGCTCGCCGCGAGCTTGCCCGCCACCTCGTTCAGCGCGCCGGCGTCCACGTCCGCCGCGCTGCCCGTGTAGCAGACGGTCAGGTGGATGTCCGCTGGCTCGAGGCCATCATCGACGGCGAGCCTGGCGGCCAGTTCCGCCGGCGGGTAGAGGGCGAGCATGCTGCCGTCTGAGTAGTCCGGCTGCGCCACGCCCGGCCTCCCGCCGCGTAGTATTTCAGGTCGCCGGTACCGTATAGCCGTGATACGCTCTGGTCGTGGAGCGCACTACGGAGTTTTGCCCTCACTGCGGGCAGCGCATGCCCCCGGCGAAGGCATGCGTCCGGCCGGACTGCGGCAGGGAGTTCCGGTTCCGCCGCGCCGATGCCGTCTACTGCTCGCAGCGGTGCGCGCGGATCGTGGCCCAGAGAGAACTGCGCAGGCGGCAGCGGGAGGCGTCGCCGTGACCAGCCCGGCGGGAGCCGGCTTCATAGGAGAGTGATGATCGTGGCACTCAGGATCAGCGAGTCGATCCGGGTAGGGCCGTTCCGGTTCCGGGTCAGCACACCGCTGTCCGGCCGGGGCCGTACCTGGGTGTCAGCGGGCACCAGGACCGGCAGGCGAGGGTGGGCGAGCGTGTCACGGCCAGTAGGCGGACGGAGACGGCGCACCCGGTAGACCTTCGGGCGTGGCCAGCCGACCGATCACCGAGCCGGTCGGCGCGTGCATCTGGTCGGTCTCGTAGTGCCTGCCGCGATCACCGGAGTACGCCGCCAGCAGCGCGGCCCGTTCCTCGCGGCTCGGTATCCGCTGGTGCGGCCAGATCACGACGTGGTCCACGTCGTCGAACGTCAGACCGCAGGCGCAGGGCGCGCGGTCTTCGCCGAGGAGGTTCGGATCGGTGCCGTCGCAGTGGCGGATCACGCTGGCGGCCCGATCGGCATGCCCGCGTTCTCCAGCACCTGGGACGTGGGCTCGAAGGGCTTCGGCGGGACGTGCTCGCCCCTGTCATCGCCGGCGACCCGTTCCAGGTACAGGTAGCTGCCTGCCGGCAGCACCGCGACGACGGTCGGCGACACGCTCCGGTTCCGCATGACCACGCAGCCCGGCAGGTCCGAGTCGGTGGACGGGTAGACATCGTGCAGGATGCGCTCGCGGCCGTCGGCGAGCGTGAACCGCCATGTGCCCGGCTCGCGCTCCTGAACGGGCGGTGGCGAGAGTCCTGGCACGCTTGGCGGGGGTCCGTGCTTCATGCCCGGCATCCTACAGGTCAGCCGATCAGCTTCGGCAGGAACGGGCTCGCGGCGGCAGCGGTGAGCGGCTGGTTCGGCAGTGTCGACGGCTCCCAGGCGGCGGTAGTCCCCGGTAGCTGGTAGGGCTGCTCGGGCGGCGGCTGCGGATCGCTCATACCGGCAATCCGAAGTGGGCTCGTACCGAAGCCGCCCGGAGTTGGTCGAGCCGGGCTATCGCCTGCCTCTGGACTCCGGTCAAAGGACGTTCGGTGATCGTGAACCCCGTGATGGGAATCGCCTTCGGGCCAGCGCCGCGCGGGTCGCCGTAGAGCAGCCTGTTAAGCACATGCTCGCGGGCTATCGGCCCAATGCCCTCCAGCCTCATCGCCAGCTCAACGACTCGCAGCATAGTTGCCATGTGAACTGGCTCGGCCTCGATTGTCTCCCCGCAGGCGCAGGCCATGCCGCCCTCGGTCATCTGGAAGTAGCAGACGTGCGGTTGCGGCTCGCTCATGCCGGGCTCACGATCGCCTGGACCGCCGCAGCGTCCAGCGGCTCCAGATCGCAGGAGTACTCGCCGATGCCGGTCTGCGTTCGGCTGGCTACCCGGTAGTAGACCAGGCCGTCCGGGCTGCTGGCCTGAACGATGGCGCCGACAGCCGGTTCAGGCAGGCCCGTGGCGGCCGTGTCGTAACGCGGTGCCGGCTCCCTGCAATCCGCCGGCGGCGTCCATCCCATCGCCACCAATGCGTCGCGGGTGGTTTCCTCCAGGCTGCACCGGGCTTCGAGCGTCCAGACGCTGCCCTCATAGACGGGCAGTGTGATTGTCAGCTCAGGTGCCGTCTCCCCGTTGCCGCTGTCGAACTCCAGCCGGGCGAACGGGAGCAGGTGGCCGCCGACCTTCAGCGCCAGGTTGGGGAACACGGTGCCCGTCAGCTCGACGTGAGTCAGGCCCGGTGCGGTCTCTCCCATCAGCCCTCCCCGGTGTACCTGACCAGCCTCGGCTTGCCCTCGCAAGCCTGGCACTGCTCAGCGTAGCCGTGCAAGGTGACGCCCGAGCCGCCGAGAAGGTAGACGGGCACGGAGATCACCGAGGGGAGGAAGCAGGTCTCGCACCACAGGCCCGTGATCGGATCGCCAGGCATTGCCCGGATGGCGACCGAGCGGCCGTCGTCGCTGAGGTCCAGCTGGGGATCGCGGGCCATCAGCAGCCGACCAGCTCCGCAGTGTCGTGACCGTCCGGGCCCATCCACGTGAACTCGCCCTGCGGGTCGCTCGTGGTACTCATGCAGGTCAGTGCGCCCGGTGCCGGTAGACGTGCTTCAGCGGCACTTCCGCCGACGCCGACGCCAGCGGCGTGGTGTCGTCCTCGTTCAGAAGCTCCCGCGTGCTGCCCACCGTGAAGGTGACCGAGTCCACCTTGTGGTGCTCCGCCAGCTTGCCGGCGAACTCCTTCAGCATCGCGTCGGCGTCGTCATCCCGCTCGTTGTCGTGGATGCCCGCGCCCTCGATGTGCATCGACCAGTGGCCCATTTGCGTACTTCTCCTCGCTGATAGGTCTCACAGTTGCGGCAGGTCCACCGCGAACGCATTCCGCGCCGGTGCCTGGACAGCACCGGTGCCGATCCACTCGTATGTCCACACACCGGTCGCCGTCGCCGGTGTGGTGTCCAGGTCCGCGTGATACAGCCCGACGCCGTCCTTCACGATCGGCGCCGACGGGTAGGTGACAGTGACGACCGCCTGCCCTGTTCCCGGCCGGTACTGCAGCGTGACCGTGGTCGGGTCAGCGAGGTTGCCGTTAACGTCGCGGAAGCCGCCCGCTGGCGACAGGATCGGCCCGGAGTAGGTGGCGACCCTGACCAGGGAACCGGCGAGGTAGGAGTTCACCGCCACCCCCGGCTCACGGGTCGCTGTCGTAGGCACCCGCTGTCGCCGCCGGCCAGTCAGCGGCGGTGACCGTCTCCGCCATCCAGTCGGCCGCAGCGGCCGTCATGACCGGCCAGTCCGCAGCTCCCGTGGTTGCCGCCGGCCAGTCCGCCGCGCCGGCGCCGAACACGGCCCAGTCGAACGCGCCGGCCGTCCCGATCGGCGGGGCACCCGGCAGCAGCTGCAGCAGAAGGGCGCCGGCGGACCCGCATGCCCCCGCGAACCTGCGGGCAGCACCCCGCAGCCACCGGCCGGCCGCGGCCGTCGTGCCAGCGAACCGCATGGCCACGGCACGGCTGACGCTGCCCGCGGACACGACCGGCCCGGCGTACGTCACTGACGCCGCGCGGAGCCACATCCCGGCCGATGGCAATGAGGCGGCGTACGTCCGGGCTGCCGCGCGGCTGAGCACGCCAGCGGTGGCCGCCACAGCAGCCAGGGTGAGGTGCAGCAGCCGGCCGAGCACCATGCTGGCCGCCGTGGCCGCCGTCGCCGCCCAGGCCCGGGCAACATCGCGGATCAGGCTGGCTGACGTCGCCGCGGTGCCGGCGAACGTCATGCGTGCCTGACGGGTCAGCGACCCGGATGTGGCGGCGGTCCCTGCGAAGATCCTGGCACCCTGCCTGGTCAGTGATCCCGACGTGGCCGCGGTCGCCGCGAGCGTCCGGGCTGCCTGCCGCGTCACGGCCCCTGACGTGGCCGAGGCGCCGGCCAGGTTTCTCCCGCAGCCGCGGCCAAGGGTGCCGCTGCCTGACCCCGATCCGGCGAACGTCCGGCCGGCGGCGCGGGCTGCCGACCCCGTGGTCGCAGCTGAGCCGCCCAGCGTCCGGCCGGCCAGCCGGGCAAGCGAACCTGCGGAGCTGGCCGCGCCGGCGAAGGCTTCCGAGGCTGCCCGCGTGAGTGCCCCGCCGGTCGCTCCCGTGCCAGCCCACGACCGGCCAGCCTGCCTGACCAGTGATCCGGTCGTGGCCGCCGTCATCGTGAGCGTCAGGAAGTACGTCGTGCCGCCGCCAGAGGAAGGTTTCGGCTGCTGCAGGATCAGGTAGGCCGCGGCTGGCCTGCTGCGGCCTAGCCGGGACATCGGCTACCCGCTCTCAGTACGTTTCGAAGATCGCGTAGATGTAAGCGTTCACCGAGGTGGCGAAGGTCATCCGCACCCGCAGCGCGTCGCCGGACACCACTTCAGGCTCACGGCCGAGCGGCCACTGCTTGCAGTACGGGCCGACCGGGTTCAGGCACAGATCCTTCATTTTCGCCGCAGTGACCGTGCCCTCGGTGCCGGCACCGGTGGCGAACGCCGACAGGCCGGTGCCGAGATTCAGCGGCACACCCGTCGAGCCTGACGTGTTGGCCGGCGCGTTCGGGTCGTTGTGCGGCTGGACGTCCGCCACCGCGTAAGCCGCCGACATGCCGGTGCAGAACACGGTGCCCGTGTCAACCAGCTCGACCTCGCCGGGTGTCGCGTAGGAGTCGAGCGAGAAGCCCCACTCGACGATGCGGATCGTCACGCCCGGGGCCAGCTGCATCATGGTGCGGATCGCGGTGCCGGTCGGCTGCTTCACCGGGGCGGCGGTGGTGACCATCGCGCTGTTGTGCACGAGGTAGGTCTTCGCTGACACGCTGACCACCCCCGGGTTAGTAGATGGCTGCCCGGTTCACGGCCTGCATCAGGGCCAGCGCCTGGGCGGGCGGCAGCAGGCCGAGCACGACGATCGTCGCCGTCGCGGTCAGGATCGTCGCCGACACTGTCTGGGCGGATGTGCCGCCGGTCAGGTAGCCGACGGTGGTGTAGGTGTTGGCGCTGGTGTGCAGCTGGCCGATCTGGCTGAAGCCGTTGCCCAGGGTCGGCGCGCCGCCGCCGCTCGCGTTGTTGTAGATCGCGATGAGCATCTCGCCGGCCTGCTGCGGCGTGCCCGACGTAACTGACGGGCTGGTGCCGGA